CTCTATGTAAATCATTATTATGTGATTGTTTGACTAAATTTGAGGAAGATTTATTATAATTATTACTAACAAATTCTAATATTTCTTTTGTTGCAACAAATTTACTTTCAAATACTTTTGTAGGAAATAAATCCCAATGTTTTACATCAGCCATGTTATTATACTATACCTTTCACCTTTTGTTACTCTATCTACATAATGTGGGAACATAAAGTTTGATGGAAATATTATAGCAGAACCTTTTTCTGGTTTGTACATAATATCTGCAATGACTATTTCACCACCTTCATAGTCATCATTTAAAAAATATAAACATGAAGCTGACGGATATCCATATTGTTGTCCATGACTGTGATGAATATTGTCTATGTGTTCAGACATAAATCCACCACCACTATATTTGTTCACTCTAAAATCTGTTGTCCTGTTTGGATTGAAATATTTCATACATGAGTGTCTTGCTTTGTATAGTTTTATAACTTCTTGTGTAGTATCAAGTAAAGGTTTCCAATATTTCATCTTTTCAGTTATCCAACAATCGTCCATTACAACTCTATTGGAACTGTTTTCTATCTCACCTTTGTTTGATGAATATGTAGATGACTTCCATTCCCAATTTTCAGACATTATACTATCACATGTTTCGTGTGAAACAACGTCTTTATAATAACCAATCCATTGTTTCATTACATCATACCAGCTTCAAATTGTTTCCAAGTTATAGCATTTTTAATATCCCAACCACGATTGTCTATAGATTTAATTACACCATCAATATACTTGACAACCGTCTGTAAATATGCTATCTTATTTTCTGCATCTATAATATCATCATCTGATTCGATATAGACACTTAAATCTGTTTTGAGAACTTTTAGGTCAAAGGGTTTGGTAACATAGACCTTTGCATCAGCCTTACCACCATAGTATTCCCATTTATCACGATACAATCGTTTGTAATCACCTTTTGCTTTCCACAATAGTAATTCAAACTTTGATTTGTGATTGAGATACTTTGATTTTATTTCTTGATTTTTGAGGGATTCTGTATCAAGATGTTCATCATTTACTTTTAAGTCTTTCGCAGTCTGTGCCTGCAATTCATCTAGTGTCATAGTATATTCACTCCATTATATGGAACTATTTATAGTGTTATTATTTTATATATTTTATATGCGAATGTTGCTGTTACTGACAAATAATCAACATCTGTTGCGTTTTGATTAAATTCTAATGCACCAAGATTTGTAGGATAAATATCTTCAAAACGAGCTTCTGCGATAGGATTGTTTTTGCTAGATAATATTGTAAGGGTTGCATCTGAGAACATTGACCTTACTGCTGTTGCTGATTGAACACTACCAATACCTGTACTTTTAGTACCTATAGTTTCTACAGGAGTATTTGAAGTCACACCTCTGAACGTAGAAAATTGTTCGTGATTTTCTGGAAATCCTATTGCAGTCATCCATTCGTGTAAAGACAAATAATTTTCTAGATATTCGTCTACTAGAAATGTTATTGTTAGAGGTTCATAATCCAGTTTATCACCCATCATTGGAATTTCTTTAAATCTTGTAGGCATAACTGTATCACCAAGAGTTATACTTGGAATACCTGCAGCCGTAGTAAAAAACTCAACCTTTGGAAGTTGGGTAATAATAAACCTAAACTGCGTTGGACTCGCATAGTCTAACTTTGTGGGTTGTCTTGCTAATGGCGATTGTGATGTTGTCATACTACTATTTATACAAAAAAAAGAGGGGTCATAAGACCCCTCTCTAGTTTTATAACTGCACTCTTATGATTACATAAGGTTAGTAACTTTAACACGTCTGTAGTATTTGTTAGTACTTGCAGAAATACTAATTGCACCATCAGCACCAGCCGCAACTGTACCAGTTGAGAATGGGTTAGCGGCAATACCGTAACGAGTTTTGAAACCAATCTTAGGTTGGAATGAACTTTCACCAACAGCACGAACCATTTGTAATGGAACATATGGGCAATAGAACATACCAGCGTCATAAGGTGATGTACCTTTATAACCACAAATGTAGTATTGTGAAGCAGCTACGTTAGCAGCATATGGGTCTACATACACTTTGTATCTACCGTTCATAACACCAGCAAAAGTTGTTGTAGTGTCATCTACATTTAGATTGTTATTTAAAGCAGGAGTGTAATCTAGAACACCAGCCATTTGTAATGCAGATGCAACATCAGCAGAACAAAGGATTATGTTACCTTTACCCCTACGAGTTTGTTGACCGATAGCGTTTGAATCTCTTTCAAGAGCAAACATAAGTCCTTTGAATTTTTCAACAGACCAACGACCATTTGAGTCAGTATCTAAGTCGAAGATACCAGCAGTAGTTGTGTTAACTTGAGCACCAGCAACAGCAGAAACATAAATGTTTCTTACAACTTCTCTGTTTATTTCTGAAAGTATTTCAGCAGATAAGATGTTTGCTAATTCAGTTTCAGCATCTAGACCGTGAATTGCTTTTAGGTCTTGTGCTAATTCCATTGTGTACTCAGCTTTCATTGCACGAGTTACAGCAGTAACAGTATGTTTTTCAATACTGAACGCCATTTCAGCAAAAGCGTTAGTTCCACTATCCCCTAATGCTTCACCTTGAACTGTAGTTTGACCAGTTGCAGATGTGTAAGTACCAGCAGATGGAGAGTCATTTAATACAGCAGGGTTAGTTTCTGTTGCACCAATGTCACCACCACCGATTGTACCAGCAGCATTTTGGTTAGATATATCAGGCATTGCTTCGTCAGCAAGTGCTTCTGCACCGTCCATTGATGCAAATCTTGCTCTCATTGCAAAGATAAGACCAGTTGGGCCAGTCATTGGTTGTACACCACATATATCGTATGCGATTAGGTTAGGCATTGCTCTTCTTACTAGAGATATCAAAATTGGATCCCATGTATCTAAAGAAGCATTACCACCAATAAAGTTAGTTGGTGCAGCTTCTTGTAAGAAGTTTTTATCTTCTCTTAAAGCTTTTTCTTGATTTTCAAGAATAACTGTAGTAACGGCACGCCTGTAAGAATCCTCGATTTTTGGTAATTCTGGATGCTCTAGGACTGGCTGCCACTTTTCTTGTAGATGTTCTGTCTGAAACATTTGTTTCTCCTTAATTTTTTCTACTATTATTTATAAATTTAATCATTTTTGCACTATTGACTCTTAGCAACTCTACCGATAGCAGACATATATGCTGTCATAGAATTACTTACATCAATGTCCTGTGCGTTGCCAGTTTCTACATTATCAACTGTTTCTGCCACAACTGTTTTTACTTTTGGGAAATAGTTTTCTTTTAAAGTTTCTAACTTTTCTTTGTAAGAATCTTCGTCTGTGAAATCTACGTCTTCAGTTAATGACTTAAACTTTTCAATTTCTGTTTCAGCTAAATCTGTACTCATTTCAGATATAACCTGTTCTCTAACTAGTTGAGCATTATTAGACTTCATAGAAACATTCTTTTCGATTGTTTCACTTAATTTTGCTTCTAATTGAGAAATCTTTTCAGATTGTGCTTCCAATACGTCATACTTCTCGTTTGGAATATCAATATAATGGTCTTCAAACAATTGTTTCAATCCAGAAATAAAGTCCTCAGCAATCTCACCTTTTAGTCCACGTTCAATTGCTAATTCGTTTTCTTTAGTCCATTCTTCACAAACATAGTTAAGATATGTGTCAACTTTTTCAGTTAACTCATCTTTGTTTGCGTTTATATTTTCATCTAAGTCTTTGCGATAATCGTCTTCTATTCTAGATACTTCATCACGGACTTTAGATTTTACTGCAGCTTCAAATACTGTTGCAGCTTTGCGTTTGAATTCTTCAGAAAGGTCACCCTCGCCGTTCATTAGAGCATCAACATGTTCTTTTACGTCTATGTCTTTAACTCTTTTTTCAACAGCTTCTGATTTAGATTTCTCTTCCTCAGTAGGTTCTTTCATCTCGTCTTTCTTCATCGCCATTTCCATAGCGTTGTAGGCAGCCATTAATTCAGGTTTTTTCATGGAATTCATTTTGCCCATCATTTCGGACATTTTATCCATCATTTCTGATTTAGTCATTTTTGCCATTTCTTTTTTCATTATCTCTTTTTTCTCGTCATCTTCCATTTCTGCAAGACTTTCTTCGCCTTCTGGAACGTGTCCAGCAGCAAGAGATTTTGATTGACCACCTGTACCGTCAGCTTTCGCTTTCAGACCAGGCATTTTATCTGGTTTACCTTCGCCTTTTTGTTGTGCATCACTTGAAACTTCTTTCGCAGCTGCAGCAACTTTTTTGGCAGGGGCATCTTTTTGGTCAGGCGAGACAACTGCTTTACCAGTATCTTGTACTTCGCCTTCTACTTTATCCATTGGGTCTGCTTTACCAGCAGACTTCTTAGGAGCATCTGCACCATTCGCTTCTTCAAGCTCATCAAGTACTTCTGCCTCTAATTCCTCAATGGTTTTATCTAATTCGTCAGCCATGGGGATTACTCCTTATAATTACTTTAAGACTTTTATTTATTTATAAATTACAACATTTTAAGGAACTTTGCGAACTCTAACGCATCTTCCTTAGCATGTTTTACTCTAGTTCTGTTTTTAATTCTCTTTTTCATTCTGTCTAATTCTTCTTCAATAAGAGAACCATTATCCCAAACCCACTCTTTTCCTTCCATAATACCTTGTACAAAGGCATTTGGAGCAGAAGGGTCTGCAACAATGTCAGCGGCAGTTGCAAGGTAAAAATCACTCTTTACATAATTTGCACCACCTTTTTGGTCTAAACTAC